TTTGTTAACTGAATACCATTGATTAAAACCATAACGCTCTGAGACTCTCATAGCAAATGCAATAAATGTAACTATTCCCTCGTCGTGGTAGTCCTTCGCATATTCTGGTATTCTTACTTCCATATTTGTTTTGTTATATTATTTATCTAATTTTTCTAGGTCCATTTGCATCTTAAATATCTCGTGATAGTAACGTCGCATACTGTCTTTAACTCGTTTACACATTTCATACTCTTCATAACCTTCTAATCTTTGTAATAGACTATCTGTGTAGCGTGTTAGATCCATTCTAATCATCTCAAGTTCTGTCAGTTTATCTGGTACGTCTTTGATTACATCCTTAATAGTAAACTCAGTTCTATAGTAGAAGTAGTCTCTAGCATCTTTATGTGATACGAATATATTTGCTTCGACCATAAGATCTGAGTAAGGGCTGAAAAAATCTGATTCTTTAAATTTCATACTAGTTATATCTGTTTTTTTTATTCTGTTTCGAATAGGTTATCCCATAGTTCTAGATTAACCATATCCTCTGACATTCTATCTGTAAAGACCATGTTACCATTGGCTTTGTGTTGAAAAAGAAATGCATCGTCTACTGCTATTGTTCCTGTACGTTTCTTTCTAACTGTTAGTTTAACAAAACCTTTAATATCTTCTGGTTGCACATCTGCTAAAGTTGGTCTAATTATAGCATCTGGATTAGTTTTGTATTTAAGTGAAACCATCATATCTGCTACGTGTACACCTCCCATACTTCCACCTGTATTCTCTACTCTTGGCGATTTAGATTTACCATAACCATCTCTGTTGGCTTGGATAGCTGTAACTACTACTTTGTTTTGGTTAGTTGCTATCATTTTAAGTTCTCTAAATATCTTTGAAATCAATTGATCTTCTCTAGCTTGTTTAGATGCATTCTTAACTTCAATCATAGATGAATAATCTGGTATAATGAAATCATATTTGTAACCTCTTTCGGCTTCTAGCTCTTTGATTTCTTCAGCCATTGTTTCTATATGTATCACCTTTCCTGAGATAACATCTAACTCACCTAAATTAAATGTGGTAAATCTTTGGGCTATCTCTTCTTCTGTTAGTTGAGCATACTGGTATTCAGTTAAACCTAAAAGACCTTGACCTACTCTAGCATTAAATGATTGAGCTGTCTCTTCCATTGAATAGAATAAAACATTTCTACCTGCTAGTAACTGTGATTTAGTTATGTGTGTCATTAAACCAGTTTTAAAATTACCAGAGGCTGCTAAGATATTAAAGACATCACCTATCTTGGTATCTGTACCTGTATTTAAGAATGGATCAATACCTGAATGTAAGTAAACCAGATCTGGTGCTATGTGTTGTGACCAATCTTTAAATGAGACTGGTGGATTTAACTCTTCTGGTCTATCATCTAATTCTAAGTCATTCAGATCTTTGAGTACATCTGCATATTGTTTAGGTGTTAACTCTTGTTCAGCTATCTCTTTTAAGGTTCTTGTCTTAGCTTCTAGTCTTAACTGTAATCTTAACTCTTCAAATACTGCCTTGTCTGGCATTGGACTAGAATGTATAGCCTTTAGTAGGTCTAATGTTTCAGGTTGATCTAACTCTTTTAGTAGTAAACCTATTTGATGTAAACTTACTGATCTGCCTTGTTTAATCGTATCATTAGCCAATTGTTTTACGAGGCGTCTCTTTTCAGTAAAGCATAAATCATGTGTCAGAGTTATCCATTGGTTATTCTCTAATATGTATTTGAGTACTATGTTTTCTTTGTTCATTTTTAGTTTTTATATTTTGGTTCTTCATTAGTTTGGCTAGGAAAGGTCCATTCCTTTTTATTAGGAGGTGATGCCTTAGCAGCATCCTCCCTAATAATATTATTTATATTATTTACCCTGTCACTGGGTGATACAGCTTTGCTGTGTTTCTGATACAGCTTTTTGCATTCTCTGATACTGGCCTGTGTCAGACCGTACACTGCTGCTTGGTTAGTTGCACGTTGATATGGTCTAATCTGTTTGATCATACCTTTATCTACGAGTAGTCGAAGTGCAGCGCGCACAGTATTAGGTGAATATGTAGTTGCTGTAGCAAACTGAGTTTGATAAAAGGTACAAGTTCTAGACTTAGTAAACCAACTCAAGTGTATGATTTGGTTGAGGACTAGCCATGTACATATTCTATTACTTCCTTTTTTAGGAATTACTTCGTGATCTAATAGACTGTAATGTAATGTATGGTTTATGTTCATGTTTATTTATTTTGTTTCCATTTATAGCCAGCTCGAATGGCTTTTTCTATAGGCTGAGGTCCATCAGCTGATGTGTTATATGTGTCACCCCAATTTTGTTTACTAATGATACATGCTTGATCAACATCTAAGTCAGCTCGCAAACACTGTTTACCAAATTCGAATAGCCACATATGATTACCAGTAGAAGCATAAGATTTATACTCGCCATTAAATTTAGAGCATGACTTGTATGCAAACTTCCATTTACTTGCATCGCTGTATTTAGAATCAGAATAGTACTGACGCTTTTTAGGTTTTGGTTTAGGTAACTCTACTTGTGTATCATTATCTCGTAACCACGCACCTAATTGATTTAGGCTTACCCTTTTATTTACTCTAATTAATCGCTGTAATTTACCATTTCTGTATGATAGTGGTAGTCTACTGATTTGTGGTATCTTCATAGTAGCAGGATCTATTGGTAAACCCTTACTAACTAAGACTCGTGCAATGGCTTTCCATAATGGTCTAAACCATTTCTCTGGTACTGGCTTCTCTAAACGTACGATAACATGCATTGATTTAGTGCCACTCCATGTCATTGTAGTAAATGGTAATCCACTGTCTTCGAACATACATAATTGTTCTTTAGGTGGTATAATCCTACCATTTATATCTTTATCCATTTCGAATAACAAAGAATTAATCTGAGTTACATTCTTACCACAACGTTTACCCTTTAATGGATTGATACAAAACTTTACAGCATCAGTATGTAACATATCAGGCCATGGTGACTTAGGATATGCACAGTATGCATCGTTTTTACCCCAAGCCACCAAATCATCAATATCAAAAAGTGCTTCTATAAAGTCTAACCTAGTCATTAGTAGATTCTAATTGTTTCATATCTACGTGTACCTTCAATACGTTTGATAAACTTCTTGTCACATAGTTTATCTAGGTTTTCTCTAACACATTTACGACTAAGACCAGTTAAGTCTGCTAATTGCTTATTAGTAAACTCGTCATTAATCTCATCGATTAGTTGCATTAAGATTCTTTCAGTTGGATGAAGATCCTTTTGTTTTAACCAAGTATTTGATTTGTATACTGGTCTGAATTTGTCATCGATCGCATTTTGGATCTTAACTCGTGTGTCTTCTAAAAAGACGGCAATTTCTGCATTTGTCATAATATTAATTGTTTATTTAGGTTAATGGAGGGCCGAAGCCCTCCGTTTGATTAGTAATGTCTTGCTTCTTTGATTGCTGCTGCGCATTCTGCTAAGATGTCTCGTTGTAAGTCGTAGAAGTCAGGTGAGCTTGCTGTGCCTACTTGGTTGTTGTAATACTCGAACCATTCTAGTTCACCTTCTGTTGGATGATTAATCTTTGCATGCTTGATCTCGATGTCTCCAGAGATAAATTGCTTTGCAATAATTTCTAAGTTTTTAATTTGTCTTGTGTAATCCATTTGTTTTTGTTTTTTTAATTTATAGTAGTTATACACAGATAAAACAAACTGTTTCATATAATGTATCAACTAGTTTATATATCATTGAGTTTTGAGAAAAAAGTCATGTGTATGAAACAGTAGAGAAGTTGGATATATAATCTATGATTACTGCTTGTGAGGACTTTCAGTAATTGTCCATTTTTATGGTTTTATTTTTGTTTGAAGAGGGTTGACGTTCTGTTGACCCTCTTTTTTTTGCATAAAAAAGCCCTGCATAAAATGGCTTAAATGCAGGGCTTCGACCTAAATAAACTTTATAGCAGCGCAGCTATCAGTCTATGCTTTATAGATTCTTTTCAGATCTAACTCCTTGAGCAGATAGTTGATCCATTATTGCATCGTGTGCTAGATCTAAAATATCTACACCTTCGACATCTCTGTCATATGGTGCTAAAAGATTTGTTCTTAATGCAGTCTTAACTGCAGAATCACCTGCTTCAAATGCAGCTTCATCTTTGTAAATATTTACTGAGCACGCGATTTGTTCTCCATTGTAATTATCTGTTACAGATACTCTTCCGTAACTAGTTGGTAATACAAACCCGTCCTTAGTTGTAATTTCTGATGTAATGTTTAATGACATAATTGTAATGTGTTTTGTTTATTTATCTTGATTTATTTATGCAATTCTAATTTTTAATGCACCTGATGTATGGTATACACCACCTAGAGGTATACCACCTGCAGCAGCTGCAGTATCATCTGCATAGTTCATTGATGCATATCCAGCAATTTGAAATAGATTTACAGTTGCAGTATTAACAGTAGTTGCTTGTACACCTTTTCCTAAAGCTGTAGCACCTTCAGCGGTAGCATCTGTATCCAATCCTAAAGCAACAGCTCCTAATGCAGTAGCTTGTGCGTTATATCCAACGGCTGTAGATAATGATGCAGTTGCATCAGTATTACCACCTAAACAAACAGCTTGTTCTCCTGAAGCTCCAGCGTCTTTACCTATAGCTACAGACCAAGTACCACTTGCAGTAGTGTTATCTCCAACAGCAATTGCCTTTAATCCAGTAGCATCAGCGCCATCGCCTATTGCGACTGACTCTTTAGAGTCTGCATTAGCATCAACTCCTATAGCTGTAGCTCTTTCATCTGCATTAGCACCTTTACCAATAGCAACAGAATTACCAAGACTAGCATTTGCTTGTTGACCAATTGCAATATCAGCACCTGAAGTAGCTTGAGCATCTTCACCCATTGCAATAGCTCTAGCTCCTGTTGCATCAGTTCCTAAACCAATAGCGATACTTCTTTCGTTGCTAGCTACTGTGTTTTTACCTATAGCAATGTTAACTCTATCAAAGAAGTCATCACCAGCAGCACTAGCATTCTCACCAATAGCAATATTACTACCAGATGTAGCAGATGCACCATTACCAATAGCAATAGTGTCATTGGCTGAAGCTGTAGCTGCATTAGTAGTTAAAGCATCAGCACTTTTTATTGAGTCTGTGCCAGTACCTGGAACCATACCACCTGCATTAATACCAGTTACAGTACCTGTAAAGTTAACGGTTGATGTACTAACTTGGATCGGTAGCACGCCACCGTTACCATCTTGAAGGTTTTTAAGTGTACCATCAATTGGTTGTTCGTCTGAGGTTTTGATTAAACCTTCGTACGTGTCTTTAATTTTTTGATTTACTAAACTTGACATATGTTGTTGTGTTTGTTTATTTATTTAATTTTTTATGCTGTGAATGTGTATTGTACATCACCTGGATTCCAATTAGCACTACCTGTTTTAGTAAAGAGTAGAGTGCCGTTGTTATCATATAGCTTCCATGTTCTTTCATTTTCGTAATTACCTTTTTCACCGCTAATTACTCTATATGATTCACCAGGTGTAACATCTAAGAATCTACTAACTGGACCCTTCCAGGCTGTACTACCACCAGCTGGGAAACTAGGATCATCTGCATCATACCTTTCAAATCTTAATCCAGCAGAACCACTATATGTTATTAGAGTTGTAAATGCATTAGTAATATAGTATTCTCTGTTTTGATCTAATTGTGCATCAGTAGTATTTCTAAATCTATATGGGTTACCATTAAAGTTTACGTCTGTCCATACACCGCTACCAGGGCTAGACTCTTTTTGTAAAATACTCCAACCGTTATTCCAACCATCTCCATATGAATCAGTCATTACAAATTCATATACTTGTACGGTTACAAGTGAAGTAATAGTGGCTGTTGTTGCAGCTGAAGTATTACCTGCACCGTCTGTTGCTGTACAACTTCCTAAGTAATCTGTACCTGGTGATACACTACCTGGAAGATCTTGGTTAATATTAATAGTCCAATCGCCTTGTCCATTAGTTGTAGTAGTATAAGTTACTGCGTTAATTACAAAAGTAATTGTACTGTTAGCTTCCGCTGTACCATTAACTGTTGGCTGTGGATCATTAGTAGTTGTAAATGATGACCACACTGGAGCAGCTGGTGCTGTAGTATCTGTTGCCCAATTTGTGTCTTCTAAGTTCCAATCAGTATCAGTAGTATTCCACACCAAAGCTGCTAGAACTGTTATATAGTTAGGTACTGTTTTAGTACCTGTACCTTCTGTGTTAGTAGCAGATAAGCTTACTTCGTATTGACCAGCAGTATTGTATTGTACTTTTTGAGGGTTTTGACCTACATAACTACCAGGTGAACCACCTGTAAACGCCCATTGCCAATCAGTAATTGGTGAGCCACCAGCTGGGACTGTAGATGTATCTGTAAATTGTACTGAGTCACCTTCTTCAATTGATGTAAAGTCTGAAGTAAAGTTAGCAATTGGTGCTAGTGAAAGACCATTACAAGCTTCATTAGCTATACCAAACCACCATGAACCATTTAATGGTTGTGTTACTCCATAATGATTAGCTAAAGCAATTACCCAACTTCCATAAAGAGGTTGAGTTACGCCTAGTTGTGCACATAAAGCTTGGATCCAACTACCATTAACAGGTTCAGTTGCGCCTAAATAAATAGCAGCAGCTGAAACCCATGTTCCACCAGTTGGTTCTGTTATTGTGTCATTACTAATACACAGTGCGTAGTCTCTTGTTGCTAATTGTATATCCATCTAGTTAGAAATATAATTTTATTATGAGTTGTTAGATTTTAATTTACTAACTGCATCGATAGCACCCTGTGTACCAATGTAAACTGTTGCAATAACTACCCAATCTGATGACGTTAGATCACCAAAGATCGCGAGAGCTGTTGCTGTAACGAATACAAACAGTTTCTTACTTACCCAACTATTTAGTATTTTGTCCACTCTTCCCATTTTTGTTAAGGAATATTTTTAATTTTGTGATGTTAGACTTCGTCGGCTTAGTTGCACGAGGAACAGTCTGGGTCACAGTCGGTACCGCAATCTGCATATATCCAAAGGTTGTTTTGATTTCTTAAATATGGTACGTTTGTTTGTAATCCGCTAAAATATTGATCAGATTTATCAGGCATCATACCATCTGTTCCTGGATTCTTATAGTCTGGGAACATATTAGGGTTATCTCTAAAGAACTCTATTAGTCTTGTAGCATAAAACTCTGCTGTGTCTAATACAGTCTGTCTGAGGTATCTCAGTTCTTCTAAGGTAGTTGGTGATGTCTCTTCTGACGTACCATTTAAAATACCTTGATTAGCTACTTTATATTTGATTGATGGTAAGATCATATACAATGCGTATTGCATTAGTGTTTTACCAACATAATCATTTAGCAATAACTCTTCGTCCGCAGTTAGATCATTAGCTATTACACCTGCTTTTAACCTAGTATACAATTTAGTACCTATTAGGTTTTGTATGTAAATATCTTGCGCTTGCAAAATATGTGGTGTAATCTCATTTAGTCTAACATTGTCATCTAACTGAGTCCATTGCTTTAGTCTTTGTTCTGATACTAAAAGTACTTGGTTTGCCATGTTATTCGTTTGCTATGTTTGTAATGTCTTCTTCTATAGCAGCATCATCTGCATCAGCACCAATAATCATTGGAACTGGTTCGACAGCTAATCTAACGTTCAAGCCATATAAGTTTAACAAGTAACCAAATGTGTTGATTACTTTAGTTTGTTTTGGTCTTACTACAGTGTTCATAAAATGTGAATAAGCTGTAATGATTTCATCTGCATTAGATGAGAAACCAGATGCATCTACAACACCTAATAGTTTTGGTGATGTAATTCTGTGTGCTGTAAGTATTCTACTAACTGTTCTAGCATCAACTAATAAGTAATAGTCATCATTTGCAGACTCAATTGGTGTTACTTCCATTTCTTCACCAGGTCTAGAGAAACCTAAGAAGAATCTACCAGCATTCTCTTCGCCAGTAAATGTGTTCTCTATTTCTCTGTAGATGTCTGCACGCTCTTCTGGATTTGGTATACCATTTCTAAATTGAATAAACATTGATGGTGAAAGACCATTAGAAATATTAGCGTTATGGAATCTAGCAATACGAGCATCTAGTTGAATGTCGTTCATTGCTGACACATAAGGAGGTAAAGGATAAACATCTTGACCTGGTTGATATGATTTACAGTAGTATATTTGTGATGCGTTATCACCTTTAGTATTAGTTACATCAAATGCTGCATACTCTACTGGCTTGTATTTTCTAATAGCAGACCAATCAGATGAGTAAAAGTATGAAGTTATTTGATCTTCATCGTCTGGAATAGCAGATCTTACATTTGCAAATGGTAAATGATACATTTCAGCAATACGTGTACCTTCTTTATTCCAAATAACATTCATCGCATATCCACCAAATAGTGTAAAGTCTAATGCTATCTTGTCAAAGACTTCATCAATAGTTTCACCTTCTGTGTTGATGTACTCTGAACCATATTCTATAATACCTTCACCAACAATACCATCTTTAATTGCATTAATACAAGTTGCATTAATAGCAGATGTATCATATAAATCGATAATAGTTTGTGGAAATAGGTTATCACCACCGAATCTCATGTATTCTTTACCTCTTACTTCAGAGATAACTGGTAATTCTAGTGCTGTAAAAGCTTGGCCCTTAATTGAGTATAAGCTCTCTGGATTTGTATTTCTCATATTTTATATTAATAATTTGGTCTAAAGTATGTATCTGCCTCTCTTTGTTCGTTGTTAGAGATATAAGATTCAGCACCTGTTTCACCACCTGGTGTGAATATCAATCTGATTAGACCTTGTGTACCTACACCTAGAGTTGGTTTATCTGTAGGCCCAAATGGTGGTGTTGTACAAAATTGATAAAAACCATTTCTGTGTTGATCAGCAAACCCAGGAATTGAGCTTGTATCTACAAACCATTTACTGTACCTATCATTAGAAACAACTGTTGCACCAGGAACTAAAGGAAATGGGCCTAACCATTCCTGTGTGTTTAGAGATCTAAACCAGGTCCACATGTCACCTGTTTGAGCAGGTGTTTCATTAGGACCATTCCAATACATCTCAATAGTTGGTACAGCTCCAGTTTCTGTTACATATGCAGTCATACTTAGTAATTATGTTTATCTAATAAGAAATATAAAAAAGCTTCGAGTTGTAAGGAGATAAATACTATATGATAAAACATATAAAATATGGTGCATATGAGTGCATGAGTCAACCATTGAAAGGTTTACAAGATGAATTAACTCAAGATCTACTCGATGCCATTAAACAATTAGATTGGACAGACTATCAGCTCTGGACACATGGAAGCATTCTGGGTACAGCACCAGCCAATGATATAGATTTTACTATAATAGGACCACGAGATAACCAGAGGATCTCTGAGTTATTAGAAGGATGTGTTAGACTAGGTTATGAACGTAATATCCAAACAGATACTAAATACTTAGTAGAAGGTCATTTATATGATCCAGTAGAAGGTCATCCTCAAAAGCAGATACAAGCACACTATCAACCAGAAATCTGGATTAATGGTACTACATATAAATATGGTACACTAGTCGATGGCTTATGGTTAACTGAAAGACATTGGCCAATGACTAAACCTGCAGCTCCGTATTCTCCAAAACAATTAATATAAAAAAAGGGTAACATTTCTGCTACCCTTAATTATGAAAAATTCTGTTTTAGCTTACGCCTCTACAATTGATCCTGTAACTTCAAATGCTGGTTGTTCTTCCATACCAGAGAAAGTTAGTTCATATCCGTTTCTATCACCGTATGCAACGCCAGATACAGATGTACCTGCTGTCATATAAGCTCCTCTTTGGATACCTACTGAAAAGTATTTGTTGTTGTTATCTTTAAATACAACTACCATTTCATTGTTCTGAGATAATAATAAGATTTGGTCGCGCTTAGCAGCTTCCATCTTATTTAGAATCATAGTTAATGCTTGGTCGTAAAATACTGTTCCATTTTCGTTAGAAACATTGATAGTTTCTGTGAAAGAACTAGTTTGTCTTGGAACTTCAAACGCAAAGAAATCACTAGGTGTTAATGCTGAACCTCCAACTGTAATAGCTGAAATTGTTCCATTAGATTCAGTGATAGACTCAACTGGTCCGTTAGCGATAAAGATTTTGTCAATACCACCATTAGAGTCGTTACAGTCTAATGTAAATCCTGATGTTATATCACATGCCATAGTATCTTATTGTTTTTTTTAGTTAATTAAACCAGAGCCACCTGAGCAGCTCTGGTTATATAAATTTACGCCATATCGTTAGTAGCGAATAGGTTTACTTCACCTACACCGACACCGAGCCTCCAGCTTGAACGGAACTTCATCACATCGGACGCTTCGTCATAGAAGAAACGGAAGCTATCTAGCTCATCCGTTAAACCAGTTGCTGCTAAGATCATCTTACCAGGACCAGCGAATTTGTAATCAGATCCAACAAGACCTGAAGACTTTATTACTTTTGCGTTAGTACCAGGTAATTCAACAACATCGTTTCCAGATACTGAATCATAGTGGTATAAGTTAGAAGCAACTAAACCTCTTACTAATGCTCTGTAAGCGTCAGGAGAAACAACCATAATCAAGTCATCTCTGTCTTTAACAGCTTCGTCAATTGCATCATATAAATCTAATGCTTGTTCTACAGAATTTTGAGCGGTCCAGGCAGCTGGAGTACCACCTTGTAAGTTAGCTCCGTTTGCAGATGTAATCTGTCCTTTCAAACCAAGAGTAGTTCCGAAACCATTGATCAAGAAACCTTCGTTGTACTTTCTTAATTTGTCTGCGTAAGATTCAGAGATTACTTCCTCGAAAGGAATGAAATCGTTACCAGTACCTGCATTCATGAATGCTGATTGGTATACAGATCTCAAATCTTCAACACACATCTGTGTCTTCGATTGGAGACTTTCAATTGTTACGTTTACTTGCGTGTAGGTTACTTCACCGTCAGAAGTCCAACCACAAGATAATGCTGATACAGGTAAGTCTGCATCAACTAAATTAATAGCGACTGTTCCACTTGTGAACCCGCTTCTTAGATCTACATAATCAAGTAAATCCGTTTTTAATACAGCCTTCGAGATAAGGTCCAATGATAATTGGTCCGTATATGCTGGAAGAGCTGAAATGTCAAATCCAAATGCCATAATTTTTAATTAATTTTTTTTAGTTATTAGTTTACGATTTGCGAATAGCTCTAAGAGCATCCATTCTTTCTGCTAGTTTTTGGTCAGCGATAACTTTGTTTTCGCTAAACGTATTTCTAACAGGTTTTGCCGCAGGTTCATCAGCGACAGTGTTAAATCTTTCTTTTAAGGTAGAAAGCTCCTCTTTAATCTTTGTTAACTCGTCAGTGTAAGGTAGTAACATTTCAGCGATTCCAGCTAACATGCCTTCAGCGTCAAACTCTACTTTCTCTTCCTCTTCGATAACTTCTTCCATTTCAACTTCTTCTTTCTTTTCTTCTTCAGAAGCTTCAACTTCAGCGCCACCTTCTTCAATAGAAGAGATTTCACCATTTTCACCAACAGTTATGATTAGTCCATCAGTTGTCTCATGCTTGCCTGCAGGCGCAAATGGATCTTCTGAAGCACCTTCTCCAGCTCTTACAAAAAGGATTGCTCCATCTTGTAATTCACCTTCAGTGTAAACTTCAGTACCATCCACTAGAGTTGCCTCTGCAAACTTGTTTTCAACAACAGTAACTTCTTCAGTTGATGCACCCAGCATCACCTTAAGTTTTGTAATTGCGTCATTGACTGTCATACTTGTTAAGTTTTTTTAGTTAATGTCTGACATTGTGCCAGATATAAAGAAATATAGAAATAATCTATATTGACAAAAACTTAATCTCGCTTAGACCTTTTACGTATTTCTATGATTCTAACCACATTAAGGATAATACCAGTTACCAGAAGTCCCATAGTAAGGACCATTGACCAGTCTATGATTACAGCGCCAGTGGCTGCTATTGTGGTTACGTTAGCTACAGAGTCTTTGATGTCTTCCATTAGAGTTTAGTTGCTTTTTCGATGAATTGACCTGCTACAGAAAAACCTGCTAGGTTCCCTTCTTTAATTTGTTTCCAAGTTTCTTCATCATTGATTTTATACGAGACCATCCATGTCCCTGGTGGGACGTTGAATCCCATTGCTTTAGCTTTATCCATTTCAGGATCATCAACGATCCAACTCTCAAGAAGAGTATTATCAGTAGTAATGTTATCATCATGGTTGACATCAGTATTATTCATCTTATTATACTCAAAGAATTTCTCTGCGATCTTCTTTATTGTGTCTTTACTAAAGAATACATGAAATGGATTACCCTGCTCATCTTTTCTTAAGATTAGAGAATCTGGTGTCATTGCTGGACCCGATATGATCATTTGATCGTCATCAGAGAATGCAAATGAACCTGGATACCTCCAATAATCATTACTTGCTGTTGCTATTTGACCTGCTCTACCATCTGCTCTACCTTTAGACATTACTACAGTTTGTCTACCTTCTTTGTAAACTTCTACTTCTTCCCAATAATGTTTGCAGTTAACACCGCCCTTAAAGTCAAAAATACTATAAGGTGATCTGTCATGTCTAAACCCAGTGTTGATGGAACGATCCATGTCTCTTATTTCTTCTCTAGTATACAATTTATTCAATCTAACCATAGCTTTACAGAAGTTACGAGAGTTGCTTGAGATAGGGCCTGTATATCTGTATTTGATTTCTGGTTCTTTTGTTATATCTTGTTTACTAAGTATATCTAATGCGCCAATGCCTTTGACATAGTCACCAATGTTTTCGAAGTTGGTTTGAGTACCATCAATAAATACAGTCGTCTCATAGTCAACTGTTTCTCCATATTCTTTAGCTAAAGCAATAATTGCCTCTTCCATAGCTTCTTGATTCTCATCTTCTTCTTCACTAAATGCTAAGAAATCGATACCTATTGCGGGAGAGTCTACAATTGACATTACTTCTACACCTAGGTCATCAAACTCTAGGTTATCCCAATCTATTAATAATTCTACTATTTTTTTCATATTACAATCTTGCTAAATCATTTATTTTGGCATCAGCCTCTTGCTGACTCGTCATTTCATCTGAGACAACATAAGCTCTAATTACAGCACCACCAGTAGAACCAGTTTGTTCTCCTAATGTTTGTATATTCTCTTCAGAAGTATCTGCTGCGGCTGCAGCTCCTAATGCCTCTTCTGGATTAAATGCTGGTATAGAAGGTGCTGTAGGTGCTGCACCGCCAGTTCCACCTCCACCATTACCTGGTGTTTTTACTTTTAGTATACTAGCTACGTTAGCAATACCTGTTGCTACTGCAATACCTGCTGCGACCGCTGCTCTAGCTGGTGCGTCTGGTGTAGGTAAAGCCATCTGAGATGCATACGCGCCCTGAGCAGCTTGATACGTCTGAATAGTGGCTGCTGCAACTGCGGCTGCTTTACCTGCAGCTGATTCTTGTCCCATAAGAGAAGAAAGTGCACTAAAGGCTCCTGCTGCTAACTGTAAATTGTTATCAGTTACCTTCTTTTGCATGATTTCATCTGCTTTGACAGCATCTTTTTCAAGCTTTCCTTTCTTTTTAGCGTAAAACTCTCTAACCTTTTGTTTCTCTTCTTCTGTGGCCTTTAATCTATCTAATTCTTCAAGATCTCTCTGTTCTGCGGCTGCAAGTTCTGCTTGTGCTCTTTCGTACTCATTCTCTATATCTTCTAGAGCCATTTCAGCCAGTTTATCTCTAATGGTTTGCTTTCTAGTTATTTCTTCGTTCTCTAACTCAGCAGTAATACGTAATGCATCTAGTTTTCTAGTTTCTAGCGCAGTTTCAGCATCAATTCTTGCAGCAGTAGCCTCTGCTAATGAAGTTTCGAGTGCTTCACGCTTTTCGTAGTTAGATTCTTGAGATATTTGTAGTTTTAAGTTTTGTTCTTCTAGTTTGGCTTGTTTTGCTAAGTTTTCTGCTAGTTTTACTTGTGCTTCTCCTAATCTCTCTAGTGCTTCCTTTCTTTCTTCGTAAGTTCTGTTAGTATCTTCAGCGATCTTTTGCTGAGTTTCCATTTCTTTGTTAAGA